GATTCGGTCGGCTGTAGACCAACATGTTAACACCCTTAGCAGCAGACACGTGACTCCTGACCGTATTTTGAAGGAGATCGAGCATCACGTCTGTACACTGCTGCGGGGTAGGTTCCGAAACTGTACTTCGTTTTCCACGCCTTCGTCGTCTGCGGCAGTCGTCGAATCGGGGCGAGCTAGCGGTGGCTATAATTCCTATATTGCGGGTCTTGCCAGGCCTGCTTGGCTGAAGGCACGGGGTGGCACCCGTGCTGGACGCACTGACAGTATACAGGAGGAGCCATCGCGACTCGCCCGAGCATTCGAGGACACACTCAATCGCAAGATCAGTCGCGCGAAGTACCACCTTTATCCTACTATTTCCTCTGCCGAGAGGAATATGGCTGCGGCCACTTCGTATCTCCTTAGGGAGTCTACGAAGGGAGACCGGGTGGTTCATCACGCTTCTGTTATTGCGGAATTGGGGATGAAGGCGCGGATCATTACTATTCCGCCGGCATCGTGCTTTGCCCGAGGTGACCTTGTAAGACAGGTCATCTGGAGAGTTGTTCAAGACGAGATACCACAGATTCTCCCGTATGCTCCGCATACTGAGGATGGTATTCTCGCCCGCTTGGGCTCTTTCCGTCATGCTTCTAAGGTCTTCCTCAGTGCTGACCTTACTTGTGCGACAGACGGGTTTGGACATGATGCGATTCGTGCTGTGTGTTCCGGGCTTAGGAAGGCAGGTCTCCCCGACTTCCTTTACCAGGACCTCAAGGAATCCTTGGGTGTAGCAGCGCAACCGCATTATGTCCGCTACCGTCTTTCCGACATGACGGAGGGAACTGCACGTAGATGCCGAGAACGTTACACGGTGGTTGATGGGTGTGTGGAGATACCCAAGGTGAGAGGTTCCCTTATGGGAACTCCTTGTTCCTTCCTCATCTTGAGTCTCCTCAACCACTTTATGAGTGATGGCCTTGGCCCAGCTCGGATCATCTGCGGAGATGACCTTGCTGCCGTGACTCATCGTGATAACGTTCCTTCCTACGCTAATAGGGCCCGTAGCGTAGGAAGCGAACTCCATGAAGGGAAGTCTTACCGGTCTAAGATAGGCTTTGTGTTCTGTGAAGCCTATGCGTTGTCTGGACCAGGCAACGTAGGATTGATTTCGTTTAGACCTCCATCCTTGAAAGAGTTCGTTAGGAATGGTAATGGGGTCATGAGTCAGCACTCCGTGGATTCCACGTCCTTCAACCGCCTTGCACGCTGTGCTCGGACAATTTACCGCAACCAGCGTAAGGTTGCTTGGGCGAAGGGAAGAGTTCCGGAGTTGCCTGCAGTCCTTGGCGGTCTTGGCCATCCATGTAAGGGGAAGGTCAAGGCACCAAGATCTACGCGGGCGCAACTCTTCGAGCTTTATCTCTGTGAGAGTGCTGGACACAATGGGCCTCATGACCCGACGAAGTACACTCGACCTCTCTTGACCCCTGCTATACCATGCAACCGCCGGGTATACAGGGAAACACTTACCAGGCTGCGCGAGGTGGTCTTGGGGCGCTCTGAGCCCGAGCCGCTGCCTGGTGATGTGTTTA